TGGTGCGTCTGCTACTGGTGATGCGTCTGCTCGTGGATAGCCTCGCGGCGTGAGACCCATGACAGCTGTACCCTCTGGTGTCTGCCCTCTGGTGCCCAGACTCCGGCGTCTGCCCTCTAGTGATGCGTCTGCTCGTGGATAGCCTCGCGGCGTGAGACCCATGACAGCTGTACCCTCTTGTGGTGCGTCTGGTTCCGCTGGTGCTTCTGGTTCCGCTGGTAGTGGAACATCAGATGCTGCATCTAGTTGTTGCATCTCAATACCATCTTCCGGTTGATGCTGTTGTTGTGAGCGGCAGGTGCTTGCGGCAGCACTTGTTGTTGGTTCGTCTGTAGATATTGGTGATCTCCTTGTTCGCGATTTTTAGGTTTCTTCTTTTTCTTTCCTACTTTTTTGTGCTCTTTGAATTTTTTTGGCAGCCTCGTCTTTTTTTTTTCGTGTTTTTCTTTTCTTCTTCATTCATAATAGTTAATGGGTCCTCACCTGTTGGGACATCCTGAGGTTCAAACCTATTAATACCATCTGATGATGGTAAATCATCACTATCAATAGTAGATATAGATGCACTTCTAGATAAATTTGATTGTTCGGGGGGTTTTTTTTTAACAAATACTTCATTTATAATTTTTTGAATTTCCTTAGGACCACCTTTTCTTATACTAAGAATCGTCTGATTGAAATTTGGCATATTTTTTGAATATTTTTTAAAAATTTCCTTTTGATTTTTACCTCTTTCTACATTATCTATAAATTTCTGTACGGTAGGTGGAATATTAACATTTTTAGGTAATTCATTTAGTTGTTCATAAAATTTTCTGTATTGTGCTTCTGTCCATTCACCACCACCAATTTTATTTTTAATACTTCTTTGACGTATATTAGGTTTACCGCCTTTTATTCTAAATGTTTTTTTACGATATCTTCCTTTTATTGGCATATATATATAAATTAAGATATATATTTTTTATTATAAATACATATATTAATATGAGCTGTCAAAATTCTACAGGTCCAATTGATATAATAGAAAGTAAAAATATTTTAAATTGTCGAGGTAAATGTAATTTAAATTACAGCTATAATTCTACTTCTGTTTTAGCAAATAATAAAGAATATTATTTGCAGTTAGTTCCTAATAATCGTTCAAATAATGTTTTAGAATTTAGCACAAATGCTAGGTCTTCTAAATGTTCATCAATGGGTGGTAATTACAAATTAAAGGATTTGCGAATATATCATCCATCAATACATACTTTTAATGGAAGAAGAAGTGATGCTGAATTAATAATTTATCATGAAAATAGTGGAGGAGGAAATGATTTAATTATTTGTATACCAATCTCTACCTCTTCTGGAACCCAAATCGAAGCTAGTAATCAATTATCACAAATGATTAATTATACTTTAGGAGTAGCTCAAACTCCCGGTAGTGGAGGAAGTATATCAGGATTTAATTTAGATTTAAATAATTTTATTCCAAATAAAGGATTTTATACATATTCTGCTTCTTTACCATTTCCACCTTGTAGTAGATGTGTATCATATATAGTTTATTCTATATCAGAAGCGTCTATTAATATTTCTGAAGATTTATTTTCTAGATTTAAAAAAATTATTAAACAAAAAAAAATACCAATACAAAATTTATCTAGAGACCTAGGTTTAGCTTATAATTCAGCAGGTGCAGGTATAATGGGTTCAAATGATGACCAAATATATATAGATTGTCAACCAGTTGGTTCAAGTGGTCAAACATTAATTGAAGAACGAAGTGAAAATAGTATAGATTTTAGTAATATAAACATATTAGAAGAAATTAAAAAATTTTTCAATACAACATTTGGTAGCATTATAATCGGTATAATTATCATTGTGTTAATTTATAATTTTTTTAATAGAACTAAAAATTTTATATTTAGACAATCTGGTGGTTCATCTTTAAGTAATTTAAAAAAAAAATTGAAAAGCATTTAAAGTTTTATAAATATTTTTAAAAGTAAATATGATTACAACAATTTTTAAGTTAGAAAATTTTGAATTTATTTTGGATACAGTTTTTATTATTATAAATCCTATATACTTTGTATTTAATTTTAGTATAAAAACTTTTATAAGTTCCATTATGGTTTATCATTATATACAATATTTATGTTTTGTGTATGAGATACAAGAAAATAGAAATATAATTTCAATAGGTATTCCAATTGGTAAAGTTGTATATAGTGAAGCATGGGAAATTAAAGCAATAAATTTTACTAGTAGAAGTAGAAGTAATAATAATCAATTATTCAAAATACATTTAAGATATTTAATTGAAATGAATTTTGAATTACATACAAAAAATTTATGTAATTCAAATGAACATTTAAATAGGCTTGTTAACATAGAACCAGTAATTGGTATTCCTGTGAATTAATAAATAGTAACTATTGATTAGTAACTAAATTATTTATTTCATAATTTTTTGAAGACCACCAATCATATTTTTAAATCCACTTTTATCAATCTTATTCATAAGACCTTCCGCTCTAGTCATTAAACCTTCAATATTTTTTAAACTTTCTGCATCAACAGCAGCAGGAGCACTTTTAGCATTAAGGTCTTGTTTATCATCTGTTTTTTTGTCTTCTGTTAAATCTTCACTATCAGTTAAACATCTTGCTTTTAAATCTTTAGTGCAAGCTTTTCCAATTGGAGTTTCAAAACATGGACTACATTCATCTTCTGGTTCTTCATTTTTATCATCAGAATCAACATTATCACTCTCATTATTAGTACTATCATCTTTATTTTCCATTCCTTCTTTGAATTTTAATTTTAAAACAAATCCTGCGCCAAGAAGAAAATTACTTATTAATAATGTAACAACAAGAGTTAGAGCTACACTTTTTGTAAATAGAGAAGTAATGTATGCAATACCTAAAAATATAAGTACAGCAGCAAAGTTACTCATTGCTAAATAACCAATTATATTTAAAAATGCAAAAAGATATAAAACATATAATACAAGATTACTTTCAAAAACTTTTTCTAAGTTTTTTAAAACATCGCCTCCTTTCATTTTCATTTTTATATATATTTTATTAGATAATAAATTATCAAAAGAGATAATAATTTATTATAATACACTTTATTTTTATTTAAGACAATACATCTAATGTTTTTTTTAAATTATTCATTTTTTCTCTTATTAATTCTTGTTCAAACATTAGTTGATTCAACTCTCTCTGGTTTTTGTTAAAAGTTAACTTAAGGTTTTCTAAATAATTATATAAATTTTTAAAATTATTCATTTGTTCTTTCTTATTTTTCAACATATTAGTAGAATAATTCTTACATTCAGAATCTAATTCTAATGTATCTTTATAATTTCTATATTTTTCCAAAAATTCTATTTCTTTCATTCCTATTAATTTTTTTATAATTTCTATATTTTTATCATCTAATCCAATGTCCATATAATATATTTTAATATTAAAAACTTTTATTTATAATTTTAAAAAATATTAAAATCTTGCCTATATATTATTTAGAATGCCTGGACAAAATTCCAACAAATTATTAAATGATGACCATAATAGGTTTGTAATGTTTCCAATCCAAGACCAATCTATATGGGAAATGTATAAAAAAGCCGAAGATTCTTTTTGGCGCGTTGAAGAAGTTGATTTATCTAAAGATTTATCTGACTGGAACGCACTTAATAATAATGAAAAACATTTTATATCTATGGTTTTAGCTTTTTTTGCGGCAAGTGATGGTATTGTTTTAGAAAATTTAGGATTGCGCTTTATGACGGATGTCAAGTTGCCTGAAGCTAGGGCATTTTATGGTTTTCAGATAGCAATTGAAAATATTCATTCAATAATGTATAGTCAATTAATTGAGACATATATTAAAGAACCACAGCAGAAAGCTATTCTGTTTAATGCCTTAGATAATTTTCCATGTATAAGGAAGAAAGGAGAATGGGCGATGAAATGGATAAATGATAGTGAATCCGATTTTGCGAAAAGGTTAGTAGCATTTGCTTGTGTAGAGGGAATATTTTTCTCTGGAGCATTTTGTTCTATTTATTGGGTTAAAAAGCGTGGTCTATTACCAGGATTAACTTTTTCAAATGAATTAATAAGTAGGGACGAGGCTTTACATACAGAATTTGCAGTTTTATTGTATAGTAAATTAGATGATAAATTAGAAGATTATGTAATAAGAGAGATAATAGAAGAGGCTGTAGTTATAGAGAAAGAATTTATATGTGATGCTTTGCCTTGTAATTTAATAGGTATGAATAACACATTAATGTCTAAATATATAGAATTTGTAGCAGACAGATTAGCGGTTCAATTAGGAATTAATAAAATTTATAAGACTGCAAACCCCTTTGATTTTATGGAATTGATAAGCATTGAAGGAAAGACAAATTTTTTCGAGAAAAGAGTTGGAGAATATGCATTAGCTAGTAAATTAGATAATAATGATGATGCTTTTGATTTAGATTGGTAAATATTAAGTTAAAAAATATAAACAATAAATATTGTTAAAATATAATGTGTGGAATTACAGTAATTGTATCTAAAAAAGAGGAAAATATTATACAAAGTCTGTTGGATAGTTTAAATATTATACAAAATAGAGGATATGATTCAGTAGGTGTATCAATATATGAAGAAAAATGGAATATTTATAAATATATAAACGGAAAGGATAAAGACTGCATCAATGTATTAGAAAAATCTATATGTAATAAAGAATCAATTATAGGTATAGGTCATACAAGATGGGCAACTCATGGTGGAATTACTGAATTTAATGCTCATCCACATTATTCAAATGATAATACTATAATATTAGTTCATAATGGTATTATTAATAATTTTATAGAATTAAAGAAATTTTTAATAGATAAACAGTATAAATTTTATTCTAATACAGATACGGAAGTAATCGCCAATTTATTGCAATATTACTTGAAAGATGTAAATAATATGGAAAGTGCTATAAATTTACTAAACAATAGTTTACAAGGAACATGGGCTTTAGCTATAATTTATACATTAGATTTAGAAACTGTATATTTAACTAGACAAGGTTCTCCATTAGTAATAGGAAGTAATCAAGAACTTACAATTGCAACATCAGAAATATCTGGATTATGTGGTTTAGTAAACAATTATATTGTAATAGATAATGGTGATATAGTAAAAATTACTAAAGATGGATTTACATGTAACAATCTATATAAAAAAAAAAATTTGGAAAAGAATGAAATTATTAAGTCGCCACTTCCATATCCAAACTGGACACTTAGAGAAATAAACGAGCAAGTTATTTCTATCAGTAATGCGTTTAATAATGGTGGTAGAATTGTAGATAATAAAGTAAAATTAGGAGGGTTATTATTATTAGAAAAAATATTATTGGGAAAAAAATTTGATAATTTACTACTTTTTGGTTGTGGTACAAGTTATCATGCCTGTATGTTTGCTAAATATTATTTCAATAATTCAGAATTAAATCAATTTTCAATAATAAATTATTTTGATGCATCAGATTTCAGTAAATATGATTTACCAAAAAAGGGTACAACAATTGCTATTTTTTGTAGTCAATCTGGTGAAACATATGACCTTATAAATAGTATAAATATTTGTAAAGAATTTAATTATTTTACAATAGGTGTAGTAAATTGTCCAGATACAACTATTTCTAGAATTGTTGATTGTGGAGTCTATCTCAATGCTGGTAAAGAGGTAGCAGTAGCATCAACTAAATCATTTACTTCTACATTAATTATTTTATCATTAATAGGAATATTTTTCAAAAATACTTTTGGGAGTATTAAATATTTAGATAACTTAAGAAAGTTACCTACAAAGGTTGAAAATTTATTATCTGATAAAGAGTTTAAATCGAATATAAATGATATATCACGATTAATTTTAAAAAATATAGCAAAGGCTAAACCGAGTATATTTATGTTAGGAAGAAAGAAAATGTATCCAATATGCAAAGAAATTTCGTTAAAAATAAAAGAGATAGCATATATACACAGTGAAGGATATCCATCGGGTTCTTTAAAGCATGGTCCTTTTGCAATGTTAAGTAGAGACAATTTCGTTATTTTGTTAATTGACAGTAAAAATAGAGGTAAGTTAGAATCATGTTTTCAAGAAATAAAAGCAAGAGATACTAATATAATTATATTTAGTGATTATGAAAATATTGAAGATGAAATAGATTTAGATAAAAAGTATATTGTAAAATTACCTAATATGGAACATTATGAAGAAATAATTTTTACAGTAGGTTTACAGCTGTTTTGCTATTTTCTCTCTATAAATCAAAATATAAATCCTGACAAACCACGTAATTTAGCTAAGGTAGTAACAGTAGAATAATTTTTCTTTTCATTTCTTTTTATTTCTTTTCTTTTCTATTTAAATAACTAAAAATATAATATTTTTTAATTAATATTATATTTTTAATATATATTATAATATGGTATCTCCGTCACAATATATACTATTTAATCAAATAATTATAAATGGTACTCCTAAAAATTTTAGATTATTTAATAACTATGATGAATATGTAAGACAAAAACATATAAGAACTAATATAGATAATACAAATACTAATATACCACATATTAATTATTTTAATTATGGATTATATAATACATGGATAAAATGTGGAAAAAATCCAAATAAACCGAGTGAAAAATGTATTGGTAAAAACACATTATGTCATACTAGAATTAGAAATCCAGATACTGATGCACCTACCTTTTGGTCTGGTTTTACATGGGATGAATTAACTTTCGAAGAAAGAAAATTATGGGAAACACTAGGCTTTACAAGAGAAATATGGTATTGTTGTATTTTCCAGAAACCAGATAATTTAAGAAGACCAGAGGATTCCATATTTACTACATGTGCACAAGCAAACCAAGATAATAATTGTTCCAATGTTGATGGTAGTATAAATCCCCATTTACCACCTTCATTTAGCACGAATAATGATGGTCCAAATAGTATTTGGACAAATACTAAAACTTTATTAGGTTTTTAATATATATATAGAAATTACATTTTTTCATTATAAGATTACACATTTTCACCAGCAACAATAGAGAGATAATTTTTTGGTGGTGCAAATCCAGGACATTTTCTGATTACGCGTTTTGTAATTTTATCTTGAGTAGATATAATTTCTCTAGTTAATCTATTTATATCTACACCTGTAGCAGTTTTAATTTCACTAGCAGTAGCTATATCTTTAAGTGCCCATAAATAACCTGCGCCATAGTTAGCATGTAAAAGCGCTATTAAATCACTGTCATCTTGTTCAGCTGCAGTACTCCATCGTGCAGCTTGACGGGTTAATGTTTGAATTATTTGGTATTTATTAATTTGATTTGAGTTTGGTATAAATATTGATATAACAATGACAGATAATAATAAAAATATAAGAGTAAGATTTTTCATTGTTACATAAATATAAAATAATAAATTTCTAAATTTCAAATTTTAGTTTTTTTCTCTCTTCAAACTTTTTTTTACGCGTACGTTTTCCTAAAAATTTAAAATATCTATTGGCTAGATTAAATCTTTTTGTAACGTTTTTAGCATTAGGATATTTACTTTTTTTATGTTTTTTCATTGCTTCTAATCTTACTTTCATAATCATACCCACTTGCCATATGCGTTTATGTGGATATTTTTTTGTTTTGTATAATTTTTCCAATTTTTTAATAGTATTTTTAACATCTTCAATAGTTGTATATTTTATATTAATTGTATCACTTGGATTTTTGTCAATATAAACATCAAATGATTTTTTTGGATTATCTGGATTATATAAAAATTGTTTTTTTTTTGTATTTACCATTATATTAAAATATAGATATATAAAAAATTGAAGTATAAATTATGTATTATTTACAATTAAATAATATATGAGTTATGTATTAGTAATAGTTGAGTCTCCAGCTAAATGTAGTAAGATTGAAAAATATCTGGGTCCTGGTTATAAATGCATTGCTAGTTTTGGACATCTGCAACAATTGTTATCACTAAAAGATATTGATATTTCTAATAATTTTAAACCACATTTTACACCTATTGATAGTAAAAAAGACCAGATAGGACGTATACAAAAAATGATGTTAAATGCAAAAGAGGTTGTATTAGCGACTGATGATGATAGAGAAGGTGAAGGTATTGCATGGCATATTTGTAAATTGTTTAATTTACCAATTGAAACAACAAAGAGAATTATATTTCATGAGGTTACTGAAAAAGGGCTTAATGATGCTATTAAAAATCCAACAAAATTAAATATGAATTTAGTTAATGCTCAGCAGGCTAGACAAATTTTAGATTTGCTTGTAGGTTTTAAGATATCTCCTGTATTATGGGAAAATATTTCCAGAACAAAGAAAGGATTATCTGCAGGTAGATGTCAGACACCTGCATTAAGATTAATTTATGAAAATCAAAAAGATATAGATAATTCTCCAGGTAAAAAGGTTTACAATACAACAGGATATTTTACTGAAAAGAATTTTCCGTTTGTTTTGAATACCCAATTTAATGATGAAGAAAAAATGATAGAATTTTTGGAAGAAACTGTTGAACATGAACATAAATTAATATTGGAAAAAGCTAAGAATTCTGTTAGAAAAGCACCAACTCCATTTACAACAAGTACATTACAGCAGACGGCTAGCAATGAACTACATGTATCACCAAAGGATACTATGTCCATTTGTCAAAAGTTATATGAAGCAGGTTATATTACATATATGAGGACAGATAGTAAAATATACAGTAAAGATTTTGTGAATAGTGTATTTAGGGTTATTGATGAGAGATATGGAGAGAAATTTAAGCGTGAAAATATAGATGAATTAACTGTTTCTGGTAATATGGAAAAAGATAAGAAGAGTAGTAAAAAGAAGAAAAATGATAAAGAGACACCTGCCGCACAAGAGGCGCATGAAGCTATCAGACCTACAAATATTAAAGTAGAAAAATTACCAGAAGATAGTGATTTCACATCGAAAGAAATAAAGATGTATAGATTAATTTGGAAAAATACAATTGAAAGTTGTATGGCGGATGCTCTCTTTAAAACAGTATTAGCCAAAATAACAGCACCTAAAGAAAGTGAATATAGATATACATGTGAGGAAGTAGTTTTTGAAGGATGGAAGATTATTGAAAAAGAGAGAAAAGGTACAATTGTAGATGAAAAATCTAACTTAGCTTATAATTATTTACCGAAACTAAAAAGTAGCATTATAAAGTATAACAAAGTTACCAGTAAAGTAACAATGAAAGATTTGAAAACGCATTATACAGAGGCAAAATTAGTACAATTATTAGAACAAAAAGGAATTGGAAGACCATCCACATTTTCATCATTAATTGATAAGATACAGGAGCGAGGATATGTTAAAAAAGAAAATATTAAAGGTAAAATTTTAAGCTGTACAGATTTTGAATTAGAAGATAATGAAATAAGTGAGATAGAAAATAAGAAAGAGTTTGGTAATGAGAATAATAAATTAGTTATACAACCTACTGGTATTATGGTGTTAGAATTTTTAGTTAAAACTTATGATAAATTGTTTGATTATAACTATACAAAAAATATGGAGGATATGTTAGATTTAATAGCTCGAGGAGAGAAGGAGTATTATGATTTATGTTTGGATTGTTTAAATGATATAGATAGTGTTAATAGCACAAAAATAACAAGAGATAGTAAGCAAGATATAAAAATAGATGAACATCATACATATATAATTGGTAAAAACGGTCCAGTAATTAAGACAGAAGATAATAAATTTATATCTGTAAAAAAAGATATAGATTTAGATAAGTTAAAGAAAGGAGAATATAAGATTTCAGAAATTGTAGACGATATAACAGAGAGAAAACTGGGGATTTATGAAGAGCAGGACCTTTTGCTTAAAAAAGGTAAATATGGTTTATATTGTACATGGGGTGAAAATAAGAAATCGCTTAATTCTATTACAATAGCATTTAATGATATAGAGATGGAAGATGTTATACAATCTATAAATAGAGGGAGTGATGCTAGCTTAGTGAGAAAACTAAGTGATAATCTTATGATTAGAAATGGTAAATTTGGTGATTATATATTTTATAAGACAAGTAGAATGACTAAGCCGAGATTCTTAAAATTAAATGGATTTAATGATGATTATAAAAATTGTGACCTAGAAATATTATTAAAGTGGGTAAAAGAAACATATAAAGTATAATTTAATAATTACTAATAACTTGAATAATCTAGATATAATCTTTGATTATATATAATGGTTAATAATTCGCAAGAAGATCTAGAGGAAGAATCTGCGGCGCGAGCTCGCGGCGAGTGGGCGCGAGCGCGAGCGCGTCAAATAATAAATGAAATTAATAATAATAATTATAATAGAAATATTATAGATAATATAGATAATAATATAATTCAAACACCATATCCACATATAGTTCCTAATATATCAGAAGCCTTACCGAAGGTACAAGTTCAACCATTAAAAGAGATACCAGAAGATATTCTAAGTACAATACCAGAAAATGTTCAAGAAATACTTGAAGACAAAGTATCTTTAGAAATAATGACTGACCCAGTTATAAATTCACAAGGTCAAACTTATAATAGAAGTACAATGGAAAGAATAATAGCACAAGCAAGAAGTGATGGTAAATCACCTAAAGACCCCATAACAAAGCAAATGATTGGAAGTGAACTGATTCCTAATATGGTTGTACGTTCATTGATACAAACTTATTATCCACAAGCAGGTGGTAAAAAAAAGAAGAAAGCTTCAAAAAAGAAGAAAATCTCAGATAAAAAAAGAAAGACCAAAAAGAGAAGTAATCCAAAAATTGCATCCTAATAATTAATTTTTTAAACCTTTTCTCATTTAAAATCGGAGACCGCTTAAAAATTCAACTTTGAGAATTATTTAAATAGAAGCTGCAATTGTTTCATGCATTCTCTCCATAGCAATAGTAAAATCAATTGATGTATTTTGTAAATCTACTAAGGTATTATCTCTATATCTAAATTTAAATCTAAAATGATTAATATTGTTTACTGGTTGTGTAAACTTTTTAGTTACATTATCAACAAGTCCATTAATTGTTCCAGATGTTAAAGCATTAAATGTAGAAAAATTGTAACTATTAGCATCGATTTTTGCAAAACTACTATTAACACTACCTCTGTTATTTATATGATGACTGTCATTTATTGTATCACCAGTTTCACTAATATTTACATTAAATTTTTCAATTTCTAAAAAAATAGGTTCTTCACTCCTAAATCTAGGTTGACTTTGTGCCATGACAAAAAATCTCTGTTTATTATTTTGAATATCACTATCCCAATCACTTGTAATTATTAAATTATCTTTAAATAAAAAAACATCAGTTACAATATCAGTTGTAAATATAGAATCAATACGTTTATAATTAGTATTTACATCAAATCCTAAAGTAAATAGTAAGTCTTTATAACTAGTACTACTATAATTATCACCATTATTAGAAATCTTACTATTATCATTTTCTAAAAAAAAACGCTCAGAAATTGCATTATCTGTCCTATCATAAGTATAAAAAACAAAACGATTTTGTGATATTAAATAATTTATTCTTATATTTATGTCGTTGAAGCTGGATAATATTTCATTTATATAATTTAAAATCCCTTTAATATCATAATTACCATCTTGTAGTAATTTAATAATACTTGATTCTGTCTCTGATGTACTATATGTACCAATTTTAAAAGAACTATTACCTAAATTTTTAGAGAAGTTATAAATTGGTCCAGTAAAGAATATACTAAATAGACTAAATGAAGTAATACCAGATAGTGTTGCAGGTAATCTAATAGTAAAATTATTAGTATTTGGATATAATTTTTTATCTCTGTCATTTGTATTTATTGAAAAATAATGTAGATTTTTTTCAAAACTAGTATCTTTATTTCTACTAATTAAAGTGTGAGGATTATTGACATTAAATAATAAATCATTTTTATTTTGAAAAACACTCATAATAAAATATATAAATATTTTTTAATTAAAAATATAAAAGTATTTATATATGAACAAGAAACATGAATATTTAATTAAAACTATTTTTATAGTAGTTATTTGTGGATTAGTTTTAGGGTATGCTGGTAATTATATGTTATATAGTTCATCAACTGAAGTTAATAATAATATTACAACATGTGATAAAGATTTATTAGCTAAAATAGCAAGTAAAAATGGACAACCTGGATATAATGGTTATATTGTTTCATTTACTGGTCAAGTAATAACATTTTTTGGTGTATTATTTTTATTATTATTATCATCTCTATTTAGTTATAACAAAAGTCAAGATAAATCGGTTACTGATTCAATTAAAACATTATTTAGTGATGCATTACCAGTATTTGTGACATTAATTGTAATAACTTATTTATTATATGTAAATGTCAGTTTCAAGGAACGATTAATAAATGGTAATATGACGAATGAATTATTTAATTATTTATTTTTTTCAGGTCTTGTTTTAATGGTTCAGGTAATATTATTACTTAATTACATGTCATCACAAATGGATGGTAAAGAAACTAGTTCAGGTGTTATATATATGACTACATTCATTAATTTAATCCTAATAGGTATAATGTTTATAATATTAAATTTTTTTTCAACAGATGGTTAAAACAGAAAGATTTTAAATATAAAATTAATAAGTAATAAGTAATAACTAATAATTAAAAAACTAAAAACAAAAAACTAAGTGATAGGTATTAGTTTACTAGTTATGCCAATACTATTTTCATTTTCCCAAATACCGGAAATTTTAAGTACAATATCTTTATTATTGTTAGCATTTAGTTGTTCTTTTAATTTGAGATAATGATTATAATCATCATTAAATAAATTTAAAATATTTTTTTCAAGATTTATAATTTTTTGTAATATATCAGGATTTTTTTTAAGATTGAATTTAATATGTAAATTAGTTAATGTAAAATCACTGCTAGAATATAATATACGTATAAAATTACTGTTATTAATAACAGTATTTTTAATGGGGTCTTGAAAGAATATATATTTTTGTTCAATCTTATCAATATCTAATAGTATATTCATCTAAAATATAAAATAGAGAAGTTTTTATATAAAAATAAAAATTTTTATATAAATTAATGATTAGATGTGAATATCTTTTTGAAGAATATATTAAAAATGCTAAAAATAATAGATTACATAAAAATATACAAGAAAACATAATAAAAAGTATAGATAAAATGTCAAATATTATTATATATGGTCCAAGTGGTGTAGGTAAGTATTCATATGCATTAACTATTATAGAGGATTTAAGTCCAAGTAAATTAAAATATGAGAAAAAACTAATAGTAAATTTTAATAAAAATTCATATTTATATAAAATAAGTGATATTCATTATGAAGTTGATATGTCATTATTAGGTTGTAATTCAAAAATGTTATGGCATGAAATATATAATCAAATATATGATTCTATAATATGTAAAAATAATAAATTTGGGATAATAATATGTAAATATTTTAGTCAAATAAATAGTGAGCTTTTAGAAGTATTTTATAGTTATATGCAAACAAAATTATTAGCTAGTGTAAATATAAAATTTATACTAATTACTGAAGATTATAGTTTTATACCAGATAATATTATTAATCGCAGTAAAACTATTAAATTATGTAGACCATGTAAAAGTGCTATTAAAAAATCATTTAAATATGAATTAAAAAAAAATGAAAAACTGAATGATATAATAAATCTAAAAAATATAGAAAAGAATGGATTTAAATTAAAAAATTCTACAATTGATTTAGAATTCAATAAATATGATAAGTATAAAGATATTTTGTTAGATACGATTATTAATATAGAAAAACTTAATTTACTACAATTCAGAGAGACAATATACGATTTATTAATTTATAATTTATCAATTGACACTATTTTATTCATGTTAATAAATGATTTAATTTATTTAAAAAAATTAGATGAAAATAAAATATGCAAACTATTGGTATATTTATATGATTTTTTTAAGTTTTATAATAACAACTACAGACCAATTTATCATTTAGAGAAAATTCTACTATATATAGTAGTTCTTGTTAATGAATTACAGTGAAGCAATTAAAATTTTAGATATAGCAGATGAATTTAATGAAAAAGAATTAAAACGTTGTTATTATATCAAAGCTTTAGAGTTTCATCCTGACAAAAATAATGGAGTAGATGTAGAGTTTAAGAAGATAGTAGAAGCATATGAATATTTAAATAAGAATAAAAACAACGATAGTGAAGACAGTTATTTAAAATTACTAAATAATTTTATGGATTTTATATTAAATAAAAATATAGAGGTAAATGACTTCATAAATTCGTTAAATGAAACATATAGTAAACTTACTATAGAATTATTAAAAAAGTTTTCAAAAAAAACACTATTGAAAATAAATAAATTTATAAAAAATTATGGATTTCTTTTGAATATAGGGGAAGAAATAAGAGAAAAAGTGAGTAAATTAATTGAAGAACATACAAAATATGATAAGATGCAAGTAATAAATGTTACTATAGAAAATTTATTAAATGATGAAATATATAAATTTGAATTTAAGAATGAAATATATTATATTCCTCTTTGGCATCAAGAGTTAGAGTTTGAAATTGACGATAATCTATTGATAATAGAATGTGAACATATTTTACCTGATTGTTTAGAGATAGATGAAAATAATAATTTATATTTAAAATTAGAAACTAATTTAAAGGATATAATGAATGATGATAAAATTAAAATTAATATATCAGATAAATCATTTGAAGTGTTGGTTAACAAACTATTTATAAAAAAATATCAAAGATATACTATAGTTGGCAAAGGAATATCATTAATTAATACAAAAAATATATATAATATAGATTATAGAGGAAATATATATATAGATATATATTTTAAGGATATAGATTAAAAAATATTGAATCTATATTATTATTAATTATTAATAATATATTTTAATTATTAATAATATATTTTAATTATTAATAATATATTTTATTTATCTATTCAGCAACTTTCTTGCGTCGTACTACTGGCTTTTTTTTTGGTGGTTCAGATAGTGGAGGTTGAGGTTCTGGAGTAACAACTACGTCATTATTATCATCATCATCATCCTCACTATCTGCTACAGTTGTTTCTTTAACTACATCAGCAAGTTTATCACTTTCTGAAGTATTACCATCATCATCTTCATTACTACGCGACATAATTTCTTTATCTTCACCACTAAGAACAATATGACATTTACCAGTAAGACTCTGTTTTGGCTTAACTACAGCCTGCACCAGACGCCATGTTACACCAAACTTACCATTACTGAACCAAAGTCCACCACACTGAACTACTGTAGCAACATTAGTTGCCTTAGCAATAAGGTCGCCTGGCATAAAACCAAGGTCATTTGGAAAGATTAATTTTTGTTCCATATCATACAGTTCACACTTAAAAATTCCATCCCAAAAATTAATCTTTACACGTAGAGTAGGAGGTCGTGTATAATCGAATTCTTCATTACCATCATCTTTATTTTTAGGATATTTTAGCATTGGTGTCCATAGTGCATCAATAACTTCATCTGACATTTTAGTCTTGTTAAACCAGTCTTTCGAGTTAGCAAGAGCATCTGCTTTAATTTTATTTTCAAAATCCTTCATATTTTGTAGAAATTTACTAGTTGCATCACTTTGATAATCATCACGAGGAAATTGAAGCGCCATATCATAAGTAGTCTTTCCTGTTTTTTCATCAGTATTCTTATTTACTCCCCATGTTAGCATAAGAGGTGTACTTAGATATAGTCCTTTCATGGTTTCTTTATTCATTACTCCAACACTCTTACCACCTAATTCATTTACCTTAATTCTCGAGTACATTAAAGAAGTCTCTGGTTCAAATTCTGTACCGCTAACAATCATCTTTTGCTCTGCTGCTCCTGACATTTTATTGATAGTTTAATATTGTGAGATGTCTTTAAATCAATTTTTTTTTCAAAAAATAAAAAGAAAATGAATTTAAAGAAATACCAAAATTAAAAAAAATTGAAATTATATTTATGTATACTTGTAAACTTTAATTATTATTATTATTATTTAGGATGTCTTGGGATAAACTTCCATGCGAGATAAAAACATATATACTAGAATTAAGATATAACATCCGGAATGACTCGGCAAATAAAATTCAAAAATTATGGTCAAATTATATTTTGCCTGATTTAACAGCTATTGATATAGTGTTAAACTTAGAATTAGACCAATATAATGATATAATGGTTTCACTACGTTCAACAGAAACTATACTAAAAAAATGTTTATTTATTACTACAGGAAAACATTATTTGTTTTTTTGGAAAAAATTACTATATAAGATTAAGTGTAGCTTAATAGTTAATAAATATAATGAAGAAGAATGGTTAACTCCGGAAGCAGTAAATTATAGAAAAATAAAAGTAGTATATGAAAAATTAGCAAAAAAATTTAAATTAAAATAAATATATTAGTATATGATTGAAGAAAATGAAAAACTTTTTTTTCCAAAAGAACTATTTATTGTAAAAAATAAATCCAATAATACAAATCCTAGAATCTATAATAGAAATCATATAGTCAATAATACAAATACAAATCCTAGAATCAATAATACAAATACAAATCCTATAGTCAATAATACAAATACAAATCCTAGAATCTATAATACAAATCCTAGAATCTATAATACAAATCCTAGAATCTATAATACAAATCATAGAATCAATAATACAAATCCTAGAATCAATAATACAAATCCTAGAATCAATAATACAAATCCTAGAATCAATAATACAAATCCTAGAATCAATAATACAAATCCTAGAGTCTATAATAGAAATCTTATTTTTAGAATTAATAATTTTAGATAATTAAATTTTATATTACAAAATATAAATTTTAATTAAATTTTTACTTATCTAAATTTTCTTTTTAACTTACTTACTTAGTAGCAACAGTATCTTTTGGAGTAGCTTTAGCAAAATGAGGACTCATATATCTCTGAAGATTGAAATATGTAAGTTCCTCACCTGTACCAATTTTAAGAAGTTTTGTTAACTGAGCATCAGGAATGATTTTACGTCCATTAGTTTTATCCTGAAGCTGATGTTCACGAATGTAACTGTTAATCTCTTTAGTTACCTCAGTTCTAGCCATTTCTGTGCCATGTGGTTTTTTAAGAAAATCAGCTAACTCATTTGTAATTAAAGTAGGTTTAACAAAACCACTTGGTGAACGGTTTGTATTCTTGCGACGGCGTTTCTGCTGTGCTTTCTGCGCAGTTTTAAGTTCACGCACAGATTTCTTTTCAAGAGTTCTGAATTCTCCTTTTAGAGCATTAATCTGTGAAGCAAGTGATTGAAGTTTAGACATAAACTCACTAAATACGTCTGTCAGAACAGTTTCAGTGTTATCAACTTCATCTGTAGCAGGTGGAGCTGGTGGAGTAGGAACTGGTGGCTGAGTTTCTACAACATCAACTGTAGATTTTTTAGTAGTGCTTTTGCGAGTAGCTTTTACTGGAGTGGTATCGTTTGTTGGCGCAACTTCAACTTTAGAAGTGGTTGCGGTTGTGGTTTCGGTTTTCTTTGCTTTTACCATTTTATGATAATAGATAATAATTCTCTTTTAAGCTTTTTAATGCCTTATATTATTTATTTCGATAACCAATTTAAAAATTTTCATACCATTACTGATTCATAAAGCCATGGTAACGCATTAGCTGCATCTTGATTAACTAAAGTTAATGCTGATAATACATAAATTGCTCCTAAATTACTATATTCATTTGAAATACCTTTACACACTAAATTTTCAATAATATTTAATGCAGTTTTTTGTATAGAAAAAAAAGACATATTGTTTAATGATGATAAATTAGCAAACCTAAATGGATTTCCATATGGAAAACATATTTTTTTCTTTGCCTCATAGCTTAATTGTGCTCTATAATTCCAAATATCACTTAATTGTAATAAAAATTTTATTAAATGTGACTTATTTAATACAGTAAACCATTTATTATCACTGTAATTACCCAATATATTTATATGTTGAAATAAATCTAAACATTTTAATTCTAAAATTTTTTTTTGTGTTATAGTATCATTATTGCTATTTAATTTTATATTTAGAGGAAATTTTAAAACTTTAGATAGTCTTATTATTTTTCTTATTTTTTTAAATAATGCATACTCAATTTTTTCTCTAGTATATGGATTCATAATTTCACCATCACTTTTAATAAAAAGATTATATACAGATATAATGTTAAATCCCCAATAAGAACCATCATTAGATACAACAGTAAAAAAATCGTAATATTTTATTTTATCGACATCTTCATAAGTAAGAAAATCTTTTTCATTTTTACATAAATTACGTTTCTTAAATGCTGGACCTAATAATTTAAAATATTGTAATATAAGAAACTTACGTATATTTTTTTGTATTTTAACCACATAAAAAGATTGATATAAATAATCATAAATTCGAATTTTTAATTCACTCTTATTACCTGATAATTTTAACTTATAATGTTTACAAATTTCTTTTAGACAATTGACACTATAATCTTTATCATTTAATTTATTGAATTCATGATATTTAAGAATTTTAAAATCAGCTTCTAACATTTTCTCTTTTTTTAATCTTTTATTCTTTTTAACGTTAGTTTTTTCAAATTCATTACTGTCTATAAACATCATTTATATATAATATATTTATTTTTTTAAAATATTTTCATATTTATTATATAAATATAAACCCTTCTGGTATCATTATATTTTTAATCATATTATAATTAATCTCTTTTTTTTTTAATTTTATACTATAATCATTTAGAACTATATTTTCTGTTAGAAACATATTGTAAATATTATAGAGCACATATATATTATCTATATATTCAGTATTACTATCTAACCACTCATAAAAATCATAATAATTCGTGGCTTTAAATTTATTATATAAATTTAATGCATCATAAAAATTAATTTTATTATTATCAATATTATAATCTGTTCCCGATATAACACAAATTTCTTTAAATTCTTTGAATGATAATTTTAAGTCTATAAGTATATTTTTTAAGTTATACATAATAACCGAATGGTTTATTAAACTTAAATATCTTAGTACCCTATTACAACCATACAAAAACATATCCATATCTTCACTTAAACAAGCATAAGCTATTTTTTTAACAACCATTTTTGCACATATTAAATCTGCTTCACAATCCGGCTGAATATAACTAAAACCAAAAGCTGATATCAATTGTTTTACTTTTTGAATATCATTATGTTTTAATTTTATAAATTTTTTTTTTAAAGAAATCATTTGTTCTGTTATATCTTGTTTTTCCAAATCCATGGAATTTTTTAAATTATCTTCTAATTCTTTATATTTTACTTTTGCTCTCACTTTTTCTTCTTCTCTTTTATCTAGTAATAATTTTTTTTCTGGTGGAGCTTTACCATCAAAAACAAAAATTGCATTTATATTATAATATGTAAATATTGATAACATATTATAAATATTTACTATCAACAAACCATCATTTGAAAACTTGTATAGATAAATACTAATATCTATAGCAATTACTTTATCTCTCAATTCATCAAAAGAAATCTTAAAAATTGATTTTGATGTTGTATTATTCTTCATATATGAATTTAAATATTGAATACCCATCTTTTTTTACACTATTAACAATATATAATTATAATTTCAATTTTAAAATTAATTTAAAACAATGTTAAATTAAACCAACGACCCCAGTTGAGGTAATAAAAAATTATTTTGCTGGTAAAAAGAAAAAAACTAGAAAACATAAAAGAAAAACTAGATTATACAAAAGAAAAACCAGATAATTAAATATAATTATTTTTAAATAAATTATATTTAAAACTAAAAAGGTAATTAATTTATTATGAAACTAGTAAATGATTCACCAAAAGTATACACAATTGATAATTTTTTAACACCTTCAGAATGTCAACATTTTATAAATATTTCTAAGGATAAAATAAAACCAGCATTTGTTTCTGGTGATAAGGGAGGATTTGTCTCAAATGGACGCACTGGTCAAAATCATTGGGTTTTACATAATACAGATAATATTACTAAAAAAATAGGAGAGAAAATAGCTGAACAAGTAGAAATTCCATTAGAAAATGCTGAGGCATATCAAGTTATTTATTATGATAAAACCCAAGAATATAGACAACACTATGATGGATGGTTATTTGATGGAAGTGAGAAAAGTAGAAGAAACATGAAATATGGTGGACAACGTATGAAAACTGCTCTAGTTTATTTGAATGATGTGGAGGCAGGAGGTGGTACTAAGTTTACCAAATTAAATTTGGAAGTAAATGCAGAAAAAGGGAAATTATTAGTATTTGAAAATGTTTATAGTGGAACAAATAAAAGACATGAATTAAGTGAACATGCAGGAATGCCAGTAATAGAAGGAGAAAAATGGGCATTTAATTTATGGTTTAGAGAAGAAAGTAGAGAAAAATTATACAATTATAATAAAGGGTATGGTGCCACTTTAAAACCCCCTAATTGGGAGACCCCTTTAAAACCCCCTGATGGAGGTGCCTTACCATCAAAAACAAAAATTGCATTTATATTATAATATGTAAATATTGATAACATATTATAAATATTTACTATCAACAAACCATCATTTGAAAACTTGTATAGATAAATACTAATATCTATAGCAATTACTTTATCTCTCAATTCATCAAAAGAAATCTTAAAAATTGATTTTGATGTTGTATTATTCTTCATATATGAATTTAAATATTGAATACCCATCTTTTTTTACACTATTAACAATATATAATTATAATTTCAATTTTAAAATTAATTTAAAACAATGTTAAATTAATACAATAATGAAAAAAAAATTATTTTTTCTTTATTTACCCTTATTATTTTTTTTTCTATCTTTATACTTTAATACTAATACAAATAGAAAAAAAAAAGACTGTATTATTATTGACCCTGGAGGATATAGTGGTTTCTGGTATTTTTATAAAAGAATCCATGAAGAAAAACTAGATAAAAATGAATTTATATGTTCATCTTCTAGTTGTTTATCTATTGTTTCTACAATACCACCTAATAATTACTCTTTTTTAATTGAAAATATTTTAAAATTACAAAAAGATTTTTTTGAATCAAAAATTAAACGTCTTATGATTAGAGAAAAATTTATTTATAAAATAACAGAAAGTATAGATAATATAAGTAAATATAATATCAATATTTTAACAACTAGCTTCACCGGATTCTGTGTATCAAACTATCCCAAAAATAAAACACACTTAATTGACCTATTAATGACAACAAGTAATGTTCCTTTTTTAACAGGTTATCCAGATTTTAAAAAAGACTTAGATGGTGGTATTTGTTTATTTAATAAACCTTACTGCAATAAAAAAATTTATTTACCATTGACACCTTTTTTCATTAAAAATTTATTTAATCCATATCTTTCACTTAAAGATATTGAATATATAATAAATTACTAGAAATTACTGTAATTCTTCTAAGTTTTCTAATTGTTGTAATTGCTCTAATGTATTAACACCTAGTATTTGATAACTTAATTCTTTATTTAAATTATATAACTGTATATCTATATTTTTGCTCTCTAATAATTTAAAAATATCTGTTAAATAATACTCTTTTTGATTATTATTATTGTCTATATACATTATATTTCCAATAATATTACCACTATGTATTAAATATATTCCACTATTCACTTGATAAATAGTTCTCTCTATATTATTACAATCTTTTTCCTCTTTTATTTCATAAAATTTATTATCTCTTTTTATTATTCTTCCATAACCTAATGGATTATCTACTTCTGCTGTAAGAATTATTGCTGTTGAATTTAATTTTATCATATTTATTAGTGTATCCTTTTTAATTAATGGAACATCTCCTGATAATATAAAAGTTCTATATTTATGATACATTAGTAAATTATTATAACAACACTGAATAGCATTACCAGTACCCAAAGGTTCTTTTTGTAAAATATATTCTATAATATTTCTATCTTCAACTTTAACATATTGTTCAATTATATTCTTAATTTCATCTTTAAAACTACCAACTACTATAAATATCTTATTTAGATTTAATTCACATACTGTATTAATAACTCTCACTATCATTGGTATATTATTAACTTTATGTAATACTTTAGGTAAAGTAGAATTCATTCGTTTTCCAATTCCACCCGCCATTATAATTACATTAACTTTTTCCATTTGTAATTATTTATACCTTTATATTGTATTTGTGTTTAAACTAATTTATATAAATCACCTATTTTATTAGAATCAAATAATATAGTTTTTATTGATTTATCAAAACATTCCAAAACCTCTTTTTTATCATCTATCATTATATTAACGTCCATCGCTTTTGCTATTAATGCTTTTTTACTATTAAACTCACAAAAAATAATACTATTGAAAATATCATCTAGTCCATACATTTTTAATATTTCTTTGCTTTTTTTAGCATTATTCGGAAATGCTTTACTTATAACTATTAGCTTAACATTTGTTTTTTTATGCAAATACATTAATAAATCATATATTCCTTCTGTAAGTTCTGTTTCAATATAATTATCTGCAAATATATTATTATCTACCGAAAAAATTACTCCCCCCAAATCAAATGCTATTGTTAATAATTTACTCATTATATAAATTATTAAATTAATTATTAAATACTAAATCCAAAATATTATTAATAAATTAATTATTTTGAATAAAATGTTTTCCACATTCTTTTTTAACTAATTCAATAAATTTTTTTGACGGTTTTTTTAAAATTTTTAATTTAGGTTGATTTGGCATTGATGGTTCTAATTTTTCTAATCTACTTCTTTCTTCCTCACCTAGCGATGAATAATACATACCAGCCTCTAACTCTTTATACTCATCTGAATTATACCATCTTAGTAAATCTCTATGATAAATTGCCATTTGCTCATTATACTCAGCCTGTAACAAAGAATTTCTTTTTATATTTTCATTATAATCATCTAATTCTTTTTTTAGTTTAATACATTTACTAGACGGTAAATAATCATAATCCAAATTTTTATCTAAAAAACTAGATATTTTAACATCAGGTATTGGTGAATTTTTTGTTTTTATTGTCTTCATTTCTATTTTATTACTACTAGATGCTCTTTTTGTTGAATTAACCCCTCCTTTTTTTCTTATTTTACCACCTTTTTTTTTGGTTGAATTTAAAGAATTTATTTTAACTTTTTTGTTATTACTCATATATATATTATATAATATTAAATTACTTTTCACAAAAGAAATAGTGTTATTTGTAAATCTCAAATTTCTAATATAGTCATTCTTAATGAATTATCATAAGATTTAAAACCTCCACTTTTTAAAAGAGCATTAATAAAACTTTCATCATTAAATTTTTCTATTATAAAATTTAAAAACCTATCAATATTCTCTTTATCTTTTGTGAAATCTAAAACATTTTTATTATTCTCTTTACACCATTTTATAAAATCTTTATAATTAAGCATTACAACACAAGTTAAAACATAGTATGCAAAAACATTAGTTCTCTCTTTTCTTTTTTCCATTATAGTTTTATCTAGAATTTTATTACATTGGTAGAGAGAAAATCGTATTTCTAATTTTATATTTTGATTAAAATCTAAAATATATTTACTTTTACTATTATTATTTTTCAAAAATGAAAAAAAAGCTACATTTAATATTCTAGCCCAGCTTTCACAATATGTTTCATATAACTTATATTTACTATTTACAAGAAAAAATTCTTCCATTCTATTTCTAGTTTTATCAAATGACATAGAGGAAAAATCTAAATCTAAAGCATGAAATAATTCATGTATTAATACCTTAAACCACTCTTCAAACCTATATATTACTATAAAAGAATTATTACTATCATTGTATGAGTAACCAGAATTTACATTAATTATATCTAATTGTTTATCTTGTAATGGTAACTCTTTCTTATAATCAGTTAAAAATATTTCTATAATTAAATCATTATCCAAATTTGTATATTTTAATAAAAATATAATTATTATAAATGCATTATTACTATAAGTATCAATTATATATTTTTTTTTTGATAAATCTTTATCATTTACATAAAAATTTAAATTAACTTTTCTACTATTTGTAACTAATTTATAACTATATTTAACATTAAAAAAATTATCAATATTATTTTGTATTTGTTTTGGTAAATAGTATGATTTATCATTAGTCTTTTTTTGCAAAAAATTTAAAAAAATAATATCTTCATAGATTTCTAATTTATTTAAATTTTTTCTACTATTAACAAATTCATTATATATATCACTAATTATTAAAGACATATATAATACCAATATTTTAAATAAAGTTAATCTTGCAATAAAGTTTTTCTGTGTTCCATTAATTCTGTCAAAACTGTTGGACTAGATGCTTTATTGAATTTTGTTAATTTAGCTGTTCCCGTTTTCTTTAAGATATCCATTTTTTCAGCGTCTTCTTTTATTGTATCTAAATCACTATCAATTATACTTGTCAATTTACGTCTCCAGTTTTTTATTTCTGATAATTCTTTATAAGTTTCTACATCTTCTTTAGTTATTTTTTCATTTGGCTTTCCTGTACCAGGTGGCTTGTCTGCTGACAATGAATATATTTGAAAAACTGTATTATCATCATACAATATTGGGTCATAATCTTCTAACTCATCTTTTACACTAGTATATACTCTGAATTCAGGGATTAAATAATAAGGACCTGCTGCTTTTTCCAAACATTTATTTTTAATTAGTTTTTTAATATCTTCTGGTAAATCTTCAAATGTAAATGCAGTTTTTTCTTTGTATGTAATTAATTGATAGTGTTGACCATTGTAATCTAATACTATATAATATCGTGGATTAAAAACGCCCTCTTTCTCTAATATTTCATCATTTAATTGACCACATTGTAAAACATTTTCTATATCTCCCATAAGCCACATTTCTCTTGAAAGTAAAACTAATTTGACTTTTAATATTCTCTCTAATGTAGATATTGCCCACGTATCACCCCAAAAATTACAAGATTTTATTAAATTCTTAAACTGTTCAAGTGTCTCAATACCATTCATAAATTTATATTCATTTAAATTATTTTTTGCTGTTATTAAATTCTTTTTTAAGTCATCAAATGTATCCTTTAATTCTGAAGCCTCCTTTACTATTGATGTTTGTAATTTTTTATCTTTAGTTTTTGATAATTCACTTTTTAACTCAGTATTTCTTAGTTTAATCTGTGTAGCTAACATTTTAGTTTCATCAAAATTTGATTTCACCTCATCATAATATAATTTATAACCTAAAAATACATCATTATTAGCCTCATTTGCTAACTTTTCTCTCAACTCTTGAACTGTTACTTTCTCTCCAACTCCAGATAATGCATCTCTAATAGCTGAAAATAAACAATCTCCTCCTCCCTCATTATTTATTATTTTATATGAAGTATCATTTAAGAAATTCTGTATCCATTGATTTTTACCATTTGACTGTGTCCCAGGCGTTCCTACGGAGGATTCTGACTCAGACTCAGGTGTTGCCAATGCGGATTCTGAGTCAGACTTAGGTGTTGCCATTGCGGATTCTGTCTCAGAGTCAGGCGTTGCCACTGCGGATTCTCTCTCAGAGTCAGGTGTTGCTACCCCGGATTCAGACTCAGACTCAGGTGTTGCCACTGCATCTACACCTCTTACAGAATCATCACTACTTTCGCTCAAAACTTTACTTGTTTTAATTTCATCTAGAGACATATTAATTATTTTTTCAGCAAATACATATAATAATGGTTGATTTAATTTAGTTAAATCAATATCACCATCTTCATCTGTAACATTTATTAAATCATTTGAAAATAATTCATAAACACCCAATTGTGCACTTACATTATCATCTATAATTAAATATATAGGGAAATATATAATATTTTTATCTATAAAACTATATTTAGCTTGACCAAGAGCAATTGTTTTATTAAAACCATAGATATCTACTTCATATGCTGTGGCATCATAATTAACATCTTCTATATCTATTTTTTTTATCGGAGGATAATTAATACTTTTATCTAAAATTGATTGAACCATTAATTATATTATACTTAAAAAAAAATTTTAAATTAATTTGAAATTATAAATTTAGAAAAAAATTTATTATTTTTTAATTCGATAAAATTATCAAATAATCGCTTTCTCTTTTCAACTTCATAAAAATTATTTGTATCTATTTCAAAATTAACTATATTTACAATTAATTGTTGTTTATTTAATCTATTTTTTTTTATTTTGTAATAATCACATATTAAGTTGATATATTTAAGATTAAAATTTAAATCATAATCTAAAACCATAGCTTCAAACATATTATTATGTTCATAATTAGAATTATTACTTATTACATCATTTGTTTCTGTTATAGGAATCTCATAATTACTCATTTTATTAATTGTAATAAAATTATTTTTATATTATTTCATCAAGTAAATCCATATGTTTAAATAAACATTTATTTGTTAAACTTTTATAATCTTTAACCTTTAAACTAGAAACCATTTTTATTTTATCAATCAAAATATTTAAATTATCATTATCTATTAATTTATATGAATTACTAATGATTATATATATTAACTCTGACATCTCATCTACATGATTCTTCATATCTTCAAAATTAACTTTAGAAATCAAAATATCATACAAATAATTTAATTTTATTAAAAATAAATTTTTATCTAACTTTTCATATCCTATTAAATTAGTAAAAAAGTAACAATTTGCTCTTCTTTTCTCATTATTTTTATTATTGTCACAGAATAAGTCATAATTATCATCTGGTGAACAATATTCTATATCATCAAATAATTTATCAAAATTAGAAAACTTTTCTTCAAGTAATATTTTAAAATTATCAAATCTATCACATATATTACTATATAATTTAGAATATACAGTAGAGTACAATAAATTATTTGAAATTAATTCATATATTTTTAAAGAAAAAATATCAAAATTTTTCTCTTCTTTTATTTTAACCTCATTAATTAAATCTATAATCTTTCTCTCCACACTATCATAATTATTTTCTGTTAAAATATTTAATTCTTTTCTTAATTTTTGTAAATAATTTTCGATACCATCTTCTTTTATTAATATAGTTTTATTAAATGTTCTAATTTTATCCCAATCTTCTATATTGGATGCATATTTCTTTTTACTATTTTCTAATAAAAAATTACCCTTTTTAACTTCAAAAGTATCTTTACAATTAAGATTTTTAACTAAACTACTTAATATATTAATTACATCTTTATCCACCAAATCCATAAATTTATAATTTTTTTTAAAATCTTCAATTGTATACATTTATATTAATAATAAAGAGTTTTTAATATTTATATTGTTTAAAATATTAATTTAAACATATCATATTTATTAATATATGAGTTTAGAAAATGAAGAAATAAATAATTGGGAATGTCTAGATTTAAATACTAATCTACTTAGAGGTATTTATTCATATGGGTTTGAAAAACCTAGCCCAATCCAACAAAAAGCAATTAAACCAATTTTAGATGGTAATGATGTAATTGCACAATCACAATCTGGAACAGGTAAAACTGGTTGTTTTGTAATTGCATCTTTACAAAATATTGATATTGCATTACAAGAAACACAAATTATAATTATGGCACCAACTAGAGAATTATCAATTCAGATAAAAAATGTTATTTCAGAAATATCTAATTATATGAAAGAATTAAAAATATACTTATTAATTGGTGGTCAATCAACAGATACAGATATTAGTAATTTTAGATATGAAAGACCACATATAATTGTAGGTTGTCCAGGAAGAATTCATGAAATGATCAGACGTAAATGTTTGGATACTAAACATATAAAATTAATTATTTTAGACGAAGCAGATGAAATGTTATCACAAGGTTTTAAAGAACAAGTTTATAATATTTTTCAGTTTTTATCTAATAATATTCAAGTAGCATTATTTAGTGCTACATTACCAGTACAACTATATAATTTGACTGATAAATTTATGAGAGACCCTATAAAAATTATTGTAAAAACAGAGATGTTAACACTTGAAGGTATTAAACAATATTATGTTAATGTTGAGGATGATTCACAGAAGTATGAAACTTTAAAGGATTTATTTTCAGTTTTTTCAGTATCACAATCGATAATTTATTGTAATAGTATTAAAAGAGTTCAAGATTTATACAATGCAATGATACATGATGGATATTCTGTTTGTCAAATACATAGTGGATTAGATAAACAAGAAAGAATAAATCAATATAAAGAGTTTAAAGATGGAAGTAAAAGAGTTTTACTATCATCGAATGTCACAGCTAGAGGTATAGACATTCAACAAGTTAGCACTGTAATAAACTTTGATATACCAAAATGTAGCAATACATATTTACATAGGATAGGAAGAAGTGGAAGATATGGTAGGAAGGGGACAGCTATTAATTTTATTACAAAAAGGGATATTAGATTATTAAAAGAAATAGAAGAATTTTATTCTACACAAATAGGTGAATTGCCTAGTGATTTTAAATAAATATTACGGTAAAAATACAATATAATTTACTATTGTATTTTTATGAATGGATAGATTAAAAGAAATATACAATATTGTAAACAAAAATATAGATAATACTAAAAAGAATGATATTAAAGATGAAAATAGTTTCAAGTTACCTATCTACTATCAAGATGATAAAATGCTTTTACAAGAAAATATAAAATATGATTTAGAAATGGTAGATAATAAAATCTATAAATATCTTTTCACAAATGATAATATTCACGCAGTAAAACTAATAAAAATGTGGTCTATGTACTATAGTTTTAACACTAAATATTTAAAAGACACAAAAAGTTTTTTAAAGACATATAAATCGCTAGAAATAGATTTTGATATGGATGATACACTAAATATAGTGAATGATATCCGAAATGAAACTGGTTTTTTTGAAAAATATAAATATTTAGACCTTGAAAACTTTGAATTTTTGAATAAAAATCCTATTTTTTTGCAGAGTTTGAGTATATATAATTTAGCTTCACCGGTTATAAGTCTAATTATACCAATAGTATTTCTAATTATACCTTTTTTTTTAATAAAAATACAACATAAATCTATAACATTTAACGAATATGCAAATACACTATTGTATATTTTAAAAAATCAATATATGGGAAAAGCACTAATAGAATTTAGTAGTGCTAGTTGGGATAGAAAATTTTTTACAATATTTACAGTTATTATATATTTTTTTAATATTTATCAAAACTTTTTATCATGCACTAAATTTTACCATAATTTTAATAAAATAAAATCTTACCTACAAAATATAAAACAATTTTTAAATTATTCAATTAAACTAATAACAAATATCAATAACTATTGTAAAGATTCTTACATAGGTTTCATAAATAAAAATAATGAAATTAAGGATATTATTTCAGAACACTATTATAAATTAGATAAAATAGAATTAGAAAAAACCAATATTACACAATTGAGTCATGTAGGAAATATATTAGCTAATTTTTATAATTTATATTCTTGTTCAATTTATAATAATGCAATTGATTATTGCTTTAGCCTATATGGCTACAATCTGAATATTATAGATATACAAAATAATATAAAAAATAATAATGTAAATTATGCAAATTTCAATAAAAAAGTAACAAATTTATATGATTCATATTTTGCACCATTAGTAAATTCTAATCCAATAAAAAACAATATATTTATAGATAATAATATTATAATAACAGGACCTAATGCTTCTGGTAAAACTACTATTTTAAAAAGTGCATTGTTCAATATTATATTATCTCAACAATTATCTATTGGATTTTATAGTAAAGCAGAAATTTCACCATTTAAATTTATTCATTCCTATTTAAATATACCTGATACATCTAATAGAGATAGTTTGTTTCAGGCAGAAGCTAGAAGATGCAAAGAAATATTAGATATAATTATTTCTTCAAAAAATAATGATAAACATTTCTGTATATTTGATGAATTATATTCAGGCACCAATCCGAATGAAGCCATAGCTAGTGCTATAAGTTATTTAGAATTTATTTCTAAATATACAAATGCAAGATTTATGTTAACAACACATTATTTAACTGTTTGTGAAAATATGAAAAGCTATAAAAATATTATTAATAAACATATGAAATTAGAAAACGATAATAGTACATTTATTTTAGAAAATGGTATTTCATATGAAAAAAGTGGTATTAAAATTTTAAAACAACTTAATTATCCAAATGAAATAATTGAAAGCGCTAATTTAATAAGCAATAATTATAAAATATAAGATTACGTTTATTTAAAGTTAAAAAATATATGTATTAGTTTAAATAGAAATGCAACTCTTTGGATTAGAAGGTAGTGGCTTTGTAATAAGTTTAGGAATTACATTACTCCTTTGTGGAGCAATAATGTTTTATACGTTAAAAAGATTTTCTTATATAGAAGCTAGCATAATTCAAAATGCTAAAATTTTACAATCTTTTATAACAAAAATAGAAAATGATAACTCAGGAGCTAATCAAATTGCAATTCAATCAGCAAATATACAATCGAAAATAGATGTATCAGATAATGATTCAAGTGATTATGGTAGTGATAGTGAAAACGAAAGCGATATTGAGGAACCATCAGATAGTGAAGATAATGAAGAAGAAAAAGAAAATAATAATGAAAGTGAAAATCTAGATAAAGCAGAAAATGAATTAGATATTAAATTTATTTCAATTGAAGAAATAAATAATAATAATAATAATAATGATGTAGAACAATTAGAAGTTAGTTTAGTTAATGATAATGATGAAAATAGTTGTAGTGCATCTACTTTAAGTAGTGATATTAAAGAAATTGTGCCTCAAACAGAAGTTTTGCCTCAAACACAAATATCTCCAGAAACAGAAAATAACAAAGAAGAAGATAATATATTAATATTTAAAAACACAAATTTAAACAAGAAAAAAGTTGGTGAACTAAAAAAATTAGTGCTTGACAATACTTCTACTTACTCAGAAAGTGATGTTAACAAACTTAAAAAAGATGAATTAATTAAGATTCTACAACAATAAATAAATTATTATATATATAATATATTATATTTTTAATATATTATATTTTTAATATATTATATTTTTAATATATATATATAATGTCTAATATGGAATACAGAATGTATTTAGTTAAGAATGCTAATAAAATATTAAATAATAACAATGGTTTATTTTGTAATAGCACATTTGTTGATAATCATAAAATCAACAATTTAAATAAAAATACTCCTATGACATTTAAATCTATTTTGGACCCACCATTAAAAAATAGTAGCGATTTAAAATTAAATTTTTTAAATAACTATTTGAATGAAGCCACTAAAATTTCACATACATTTACATTACACCTTTGAACATTTAAAACGCCGATTATTTGAGATAATAACCTGAAATATGTCTTGAAGCATAGCAATCAGAAGAGTAATGTCCTTTTCTGCCACAACGATAACAATTTGATGATTTTTTATTTGTTTCTTCATAATAACTACATTTGTTCTTTTTACAATGGACATTTTGATGAAATGTAGCGCCTTTATATGTATCAAATTCTTTACCACAATAAGAACAACACCATATTTGACATTCTTCATCACTATCAGATTCACAATATTCATTTTCTTGACAATCATTAGCAAAATGTCCTGTTTTTCCGCAAACAAAACATTTATTATTTGTTCCATTACTCATTTGTTTCAAAGTATCTATTGTTGATTTGTCCAAATTTACTGAAACAAATGAACCACCGCGAACATTATTTATTCCATATTTGTCCATATATTGCCTTGTTATTTTATCTTCATCATAATCATCACAATTTGGTATAATCTCTATAAGCTTTAATGGTTTATATATTTTTGTCCATGCTGAACCATTAGAATCAAAATGACTTTGTAACCGAAATAGTGGATTATTGGTTTTTCCAATATAGTATTTCCCTTTTTCTAATTTAATTGCATATATGTAAATCATTTTATAAAATAATTAATATTTATAATATAAAATAAAAGCATTTCAATTTTAAATATTATATTGAAAAATCAGAGTTTTAAATGTTCAAAAGTGTAAAATAAATATAATTTTGATTTTATAATATTAATATTAATTTATATTAAAATTATATATAATGAAAATTATTAGTATAGATGTAGGGATAAAGAATTTAGCTATTTGTATTTTAAATTCCGATAATACATGCAACAATAGTAATAAATTTTCTATATATATTGAAAAATGGGATATTATTGATTTATTTGAAGAAAATCATAAAATGTGTGATTTTAAAGATAAAAATGGATTATTATGTAAAAATCAAGCTAAGTATTTTAAAAATAATTGTTTTTATTGTAAAAATCATGCAAATAAAAATTATGATTACAAATTACCTACATCCGAACTAAATACTTATCGTAGAAAAAATTTAAAAGAGCTAGAAAAAATTATAAATGATTATGAAATTATAGTTGAAAAAAAGACAAAATCAAATATTTTGGATGCAATAGATAAATATATTAAAATGCATGTATTTGAAAATGTTAGTTCAATAAAATGTAATCAAATTAATATAATTGATATTGGAAAATCTATAAAAATTAAGTTAGATAATTATTTAAAAAATTATTTAAATAATATAGATTTAGTTTTAATAGAAAATCAAATAAGTCCAATAGCTAATAGAATGAATTGTATACAAGGTATGCTAACTCAATATTTTATAATGAGAGAAATAAATAATATTATTTATATTTCTCCTACTATGAAATTAAAAAATCTAAACGATAAAAAAAGTACATACAGTGAAAGAAAAAAATTAAGTATAATAGAAACTAATAGATTATTAGAAGAAATAAATAATGATAATATAGAAAAAGATAAAATTATTCAATCATTTAACTCGTGCAAAAAAAAAGACGACCTTGCTGATTGTTTTTTACAAGCAGTTTCATATATTTCAAAGTAAATTATATTTTTTAATTTTTAAATTTTTTTAATATAGCTAATATATATTTATGTTAGTAGAAACAAATGTTGAAAAAATATTAAAAAATTATTGTAAAAAACCTATTGAATATCCTTGTGGCTGGGGTGCAAGACGTTACAAAATGTTATACCATATTAAAATAATACATAGTAAAGAAGGTAAACCTGATAAAGTAGAATTTTTAGAACGAGATAAAGCTAGAAAAACAAATGATAAAAATATTGAATATTTGAAATTAAAAAATCCTATAATAGTTATTGATGACCCAAATGATAGTGGAAAACTACTATGGTATGAATTCTATAAATAGGAATATATTTATTATTAATAAAAAATCAATAATAATAAATATATTTTGCGGATTACTTAAAATTATATGTTCTTATTATTCTATAATGGCAAATTTAGAAAGTATGGTAATTGATTTAAATCCTGATGATAAATCAGTAATTAATATAGCAGATAAACCATCTGTAAATTTTGGTGGTGGTATAGAATTACTAATGAATGATAAAAAAAAAGGTGGCTCTACCGAAATAGGTATAGGTGAATTAAGTGAATTAGAAAATGATTTAAATAATTTATCTGATGATATTGGCAAGAAATCATTAGAAAATAGTAGGAGTGCTATCTTCAATGAAAGTATAAATAAATTCAATACAACTTCTAATACAGATAATAAAACTCCAATGGAAGTTAAATTTAGTGATTTAAAAGATAATATAAATAATACATCTGGTGTAGGAATTGCCACAGCCGATGCATATAATGATAGCAAAACCTGGGATGGATACGGTAAATTTTCTAATATACCAGTTACTAATAATGAACCACAATTAAGCAAAGAAGAACTAATTAGAGAAAAATTTAAATACTTAAGACGTTTAGAAGATTTAGAAAATAAAGGAGCCAATTTGACAAAAAAATATACTATGGAATCTTCACTTTCTGAAATGCAAGGAGAATATGAAATGATAATTGCTGAAAAAGAAAAATCTAACAGTGTTAAGTTTCAGGGTAGAATGTTAATGGCAGCTGTTACGGGTCTTGAATTTTTAAATGGAAAATTTGACCCTTTTGACCTAAAAATGGATGGTTGGGCAGAGCAAGTAAATGAAAATATTGATGATTATGATGAAATTTTTGGTGAATTACATGAAAAATATAAATCGAAAGCTAAAATGGCACCTGAATTAAAACTTTTATTTCAACTTGGTGGCTCTGCAATTATGGTACACATGACAAATACAATGTTCAAATCTGCTATACCAGGTATGGATGATATAATGAAACAAAATCCCGAACTTATGCAACAATTTACTCAAGCTGCTGTTAACAGTATGGGTGATAATAATCCTGGTTTTAGTAATTTTATGAGTAATTTTATGCCTAATAGTAATAGTGGTCCACCCCCTAATGTTCCTAATATGGGACCACCCCCACCATCAGTAAATACACAAATAAACAAAAGCCAACGTTATGCCCCACCAGCTAATAGACCAGATTTACAAGCATCAAGAATAGGTGATGGAATAAGTATTGAAGAGAAATTTTCAAACTTAAATAGTGATACATCTATTAATACTCCTGCTACATATCAATCTAAGAGACCTGATATGAAAGGACCATCTGATATATCTGATTTATTATCTGGTTTAAAGACTAAAGAAGTTAATGTAAAAGCTGTATCTAATGAAAAAGATCCTAGTACAATAAGTATTAAAGATTTGAAAGAACTTAATAATCAAAAACCACCAAAATCTAATAGAAAACCAAAATCTAGCAGAGAGAGAAATACAATAAGTCTAGACCTTTAAAAAATATAAAAAATTGATAAAAAATTTAAATATTATAAAATATAATTATAAATATTACCAATAATGAATAATTATATTTTAATTGACACAAGTTATTTTATATTTTATAGATACTATGCTCTAGTTAATTGGTGGAAAATGGCAAAAAAAGATGAACCTGAATTAATAGACCCGTCATCAAACATTGAATTTGTTGATAAGTTCAAAAAAACTTTTATTGATAAGCTTTATGAAATTTCTAAAAAGTTAAAAATTAAAAAAAATGATTTTAAACTTATAGCTGCACTAGATTGTCCAAGAAAAAATATTTGGAGAAATGAATTATTTCCGGATTACAAAGCTACCCGAGAATATGATGACACATTTATGGGTGGTCCGTTCTTTGAACTAGGAATTAAGATTTTTACAAGAACTTAATATTACATGTATAAAATTTGATAAATTAGAAGCGGATGATTGTATTGCATTAACAAGTAAACAAATATTAGATAAAAATATAGATAATGAAGATTTAAAAATTTATATAATCGCTAGTGATATGGATTACTTGCAATTAATTAATGATAAGGTTCATATCATTACTCTTAAATATAAATTACTAACAGATAGTAAAAATGCCGTTTAATAATTCTGATTGTAATTTATTTTGTAAAATAGTTACTGGAGATAAAAGTGATAATATACCATCAATCTTTAAAAAATGTGGAATAAAGACAGCATTAAAATATTATAATGATAAAAATCTATTTGAAGCACAATTAGAAAAATCTAAAGACTGCTAGAGAAGATTTTGAGAGAAATAAAAAAATTATTGATTTTAATAAAATTCCTGAAAACTTACAAAATAATTTTAATTATTATTTTGAGAATCATCTTTTAATTTAACTAATTGAATTTTGTTACTATCATATTTATATACAGATTTACCACTTTTTAACTTTTTTGTCAATTCTCTTTTACGTTTAAAAAGAGTATTATAAATATTTATAATATTTTCTTTTCTTGTTTTACAATTTCTATTTTGTAAGAGCTTAAATTTTTGCAAAGTTTTATCTTTTTCTTCAAACTTTTTTAGATTCATTGAAAAAGTAGCAATAATTATATTTTTCTTTTCGGCTAAAACAATTCCTTTACTATTATCATATTTGTATTTTAGACCAAAATATTTGTTTTTTATTATTATCAATATCTAGAATTTTTTTATTTGCATAATCTTTAATCATATTTTCTGTGTCTATACCAGTGCCATATAAAAGTTTTAGTGCTTTTGTTCTAGCTCTATCTTCAATTTGTAAATCTGTTAAATCTAATATAGGTGTACTATCTTTTAATTTCTTTTTTTCAACTTCATCTTTCATTTTATCATATTGTTTTTGAAATCTAAGTTTTTGTTTTTTTAAATTATCAATTTCTCTCTTTTCTAATTTTTGAATAAGTTCGTCTTCTAATTGTTCTTTTGTTGAAAGTATATTTTTAATTGTTTCTACATCATTATTTTTAAAGTTTACTGAAATAATAGTAAATACTTTATCATGTAGATAAATAGTAGAATAATCAGGAAAAAAGGCATCTTTTATAGTTTTGATATTTTTGTTTTCTATCTCTCTATTAGTATCTTTACTTTTTACATTTTTTTGATTTTTTATAAATTCTAGTAAATTTTCCTTACTCTGAAAAAGTTTATAGTAATCTTTATTATATTTACTTTTAGCTAATTCTTTTCCTATTAATCAAAGTAGTTGTAGGTATAAAAATTTCATTAGATTTTTTTATCTAAGATTCTACTTTTATTTAATGTATTTTTTGTATATTTATAAGGAATTAATTCTCCAATAACTTCACCTTCAAAATTAATTTAATAATAAGATTTTTTATAGTATTAGCCATTAATATATATTTAGAAATAATTATTATCACCTAATTCTCTAAATAGTTTTTTAGCCTTTTCTACTTCATTTTCACTAACCATATTATCATTATTAAAATCCAAAATGTCTTCATAAATTAAATATTTTTCCGGTATCAAACAATAATTGCTTTTTTCATTAAATACTGTAGAACTTAAAAATATAAAAACTGCTGTTAAATAAAATGATTTTATTAAATCTCTTGTACTTGTAAATAATATTGTAAATATCAATAGTTCTCTTGTAAATG